GGATAGGATTGCTCTAGGTGCTGTAGAGACTTTGGTTCAAAGTTAATGACACTAGACGAATTATTTCCAAACGTAGCCGCGCAAGTTAAGGCGGCTCTAGCTTCAAACGCAGATCAATACGGTGAAGGGCTGACATACGGCAAGCATCAGCAGGAGTTAGATAAGGCGGTGGGTCATTTAATGCAATCACTCATTAATAATGATAATTCTGAGGATAATACAACGCACAGAATAAGTGCGATTATCCGACTCTTAAAGGTGGCTGAGTTAGATGCGATTACAAATATCGACTAAACGAGCTGAGAAAATAGCCCACCATTGGGACTCAGACTCTACACTATTTGAAAACATGCGATCTGCCGGATTAAAAGGCAACGACAGGCGCAGTATGCACCGATACCGCAGACAGGCCGAAGAGATTACCGGGCAAAAATTAGACCTCAATAGCCCACAAGCACACCAGCAGATAGACTGCCCCTCCACTCTTAATCTCACAGACGCAAGAAAGCATAAGACTTTCGTTGTCACATCACACACTAACGACTCGCCCATTGTCGCCGCATTTTGGGATTCTCTACAGCTTTTCTGTGAATCTAAAAGCGCACAGATCTTAGTCGTACCTCTTAGATACCAGAACAAGAGCGCCATGAACGCGGTCGCTGATTATCAGTGGGATGAGCGGATCTATCCTTATGCGGTTACAAAAGACTTTCACATACACAAACACCTTGTTATATCGGGCCATAAGCTAAACGCCACTACAGTTAATCCTTTAGCGGGTAAGCAAGCACTAAGCGGCATTAAGAGCGCGGTCTATGGGCATCCGCAAGTCGCATTGCAAAACGTAGGAACGCCTAAAGACGAATTGCCTAAGTCTATGATGACTACAGGCAGTTGCAATAAGCCAGTTTATTCATCAAGCGAGACAGGCGGGAAAGCGGCTTTTAATCATTCGGTTGCCGCGGTAATAGTTCACTTAGTCGGTAAAAGATATTTCTTTACACAATTAGGTTTTGATGGCGAGGGATTCCAGTTTCTAAACGAGTATTGGACACCTGATGGCGTAGAGAATCGCCATGCTGAGATTGTTCACGGTGACATACACGCCTGGTATGAGCGCAAAGACGTAACTAAATCAAAGCTAAGGATTATCGACAGGGTTAAGCCCACCACTCAGATTTTTCATGATTTACACGATCAGCACATAGGCTCACACCATGCCACTATTCGCGAAAGAGTAGAGCAAGCCTTGAAGGGTGAGGTGTCGATAGAAAAAGAAGTCAGGCTTTCTATTGATTACATAGAGCGCATCGGCAAGGGTACAAAAAATTTAATCGTAGGCTCTAACCACAACGACCATTTAGACCAATGGCATGGCTCGTATAAGGTAGAGCGCGACCCATACAACGCCAAGTTTCACGGCTGGCTTTCTAGCCAGATTTACGGCACTGACAGGAATTGTCTGCAGGCTTGTTTTGATCAATTTGGTTGTAAAGTCCATTACGAATTTATATCAAGAAATAAACGCCACAGCATCTCAGGCGTGGACACCTCACAGCACGGGGATAAAGGCGTGAACGGTGCGAGGGGAAGCGCACAAGGGTTCAGCATGACAATGTTAAAAACCATGATCGGACATGGACACTCTGATGGAATATTTAAGGGATGCTGGCAAGTAGGCACTAGCGCGGATGGCATGACCTACGCAAACGGTTACAGCACTTGGACGCTCACGGATGGGATAATATACCCTAACGGCAAACGCGCACTAATCCGGCATATTAACGGCAAGACTATTGCTGATTATCTGTAAGTTTATCCGCGTCCAAGTGTAAGCCAGGCTTAACCTTGCAAATCTCGCATGGCGCGGAAGGTTTACAACCCTAGACTATACTCACAATCCCACCTCAATTAGTTCACGTCTAGGCGAATACAACACGCCACATTCAACGATAAAGCCCTTAGCTATCCATTGGTATACTTGCGGCACTTTAACGCCTTGAGCCTTCGCAAATTCTACCTTTGAGCCGTTGTAGTTCGCTGTTATGTATTCGGCTAGGGTCATGATTAAACCAACTCTAGTGCTTCTTTTACAGCAATCATAGCTTTAACGTCTTGGTGTCCTTTATACTCAAATCTAGACGCTTCTTCTACACTCAAAAACTTACAAGCCTTCAAGTCTTGAGCTATTGAATCTTGAGCGCACTCTAAAGCTGATGGCGCAACGTCTACAGATTCAAACTCTGAACCGTTATGATCACCAAATTCAACAGCGACACCATCACGGACTAAAATCTCTTTTAGTTCGTGCGGCAAGTCATCACCATAGCAATTAATCGCAGTTTCTTCATTCCATGTCACATAGATCATGTTGTGTTCAGATTCGGCAATATTAATTATGTCTGACTCATTTCTGGCAATCCATGCGGTTGCGGGCATTTGGTGTGGCACTTCAAGTATAATTGTTGTCATTGTCTTAATCCTTTGTTGGTTGATGCGCCCCGAAGGGCGCGGTTGGTTTGCTATATTATTTGAAAGCTAACTAATCTTCCTTCTTTAACTAGAGAAGTTAATGCTTTTGTGTAATCGCTAATGTGAATGCTTACTTTTTCAACTTTTCCGCTTTTGTATGTAATTTTGATATTTAACATTGTCTTAATCCTGTGTTGGTTGTTTGCTTCGATGTAGTAATATTAAGCGAAACACTTAAACTATGCAAGCATTATTTTCAAATTTAGCGCAAATAATTACGCCTAGCCACCTTCAAGCCATTGATATACAACGGCTATCACTTGCCCGCTCTGAGCACCAGATACAAAAACTCTAACCCTTTGATTTTATTGAATATTTAATTAAATCAACGGTTTAGCACAATAATGATAGATAACACTTAGCCACATTTGGTAACATATAACCACATTAAACCAGAATGATTGCGCCAAAAGTGCGCCAAATTTACTATAAATTTATAAGACGCTTATAGTAAATTTATAATAGAGCTATGGCTACAATTCGCAAGGTCGGCAAGAAGTACAGGGCTGAGATTAGAAAGAACGGTGTTTCTAAGTCTCGAAACTTTAGCACCAAAGGCGAGGCTCAATATTGGGCTAAGAACACCGAAAAGATAATCACAGGCGAGATTGATTATTCCAGCCAAGTCACATTTGAGCAAGCGGCTAAACGATACCTTTCAGAGCAGTCACAGCGCAAGGGCGCAAGGTGGGAGTCTGTTCGCATCCACAAGCTGTTAAATTCAGGTTTAGGTCTTTACACGCTAGGTCAATTAAATCCGCAATTCTGGAAAGCCTGGATTAACGAGCAGACCATTTCACCATCAAGCGTTAGGCGTGAATTAGCATTAATTAGCGCGGTATTCCGTGAGTCTATCGAGTGGGGCTACATAGATCACAACCCTTTGCACGATGTTAAAAGCCCTAAATCAGCAAGGCCGCGAGATAGGATTATCACGGATACTGAGATTGATTTAATCAATAATCATTTAGCGAAGGGTAAAGGCTCAAGCCATCAGATTAGAATCGCGTTTAATCTGGCACTTTTAACCGGAATGCGGCGGGGCGAAATACTATCGCTTGATTGGTCGCAAATTGACCTAGAGCGCAGATACTTAACCCTGCTTGATACTAAGAACGGCGACAAGCGTGACGTACCGTTAAGCACAAGTGCTTTGGATGTGATTAAGGCGGTTGAGGGGCGGCAGGGGGCGTTATTTACCGTAAATGCTGACGTACTATCAAGTACGTTTAGGAAGGCGTGTAAATCGCTTGGAATTGTAGATTTAAGGTTTCACGACACCAGGCATAGGGCGGTTATGGATTTGAGTAAAAAGTTGTCAGTAATCGAATTAGCGAGGGTAATAGGTCACAGAGATTTAAAATCACTAATGATCTACTACCACCCTAGCGCGGAAGATTTAGCGCGGCTGCTGGATTAGGCGGAATCCAGAATTTACGCAAATAAGCCTCAAAGTGCGCTCGGTGAATGTATACCGTTCGACCAAATCGGTGACAGCCATACATCGACTTAATCTCAGGCAGATACTTGTTCTCAAACGTGCCTTTTGATATGGGTAATTGCTCGACCATTTGCTCGACAGTCAAGCACTCGTTTAGCGGTGGCGGTCTATTCACCCTGCACCTCTATCAATTCGTGGCGTTCTCCAAAAGTGTACGCGCCATTGTCTAGCCTAACCTCATACTCATAATCATCGCTAAAATTAGATTGAGGTGTTTCCATAATTGCACCTAAATCACCCTTAGCCCAAACCCTATCCCCCACCTTAAGCGGCTCTAGCTCTATTGGGATGGGGTGGTAGGATAGGATTTCAACCCATTCAAGATCAAAATTGATATTGCACGTCACATCAAAAAAATAAAGGGTGTCATCATTTAAATTGGTGTTGTAACCATTAGCGACAAACAAAAGGTTTCCATCTTCCTCATCAAACAGCTTTAACTCCACCCCATCACAATTAGGCTGGTCTAGTAGCTTGCGGATTTTCTCTATTTTCTCAGCGTTGTTCATATTTGCTCCTTATTGCTTTGGCTTGCTCTAATACAAACCCCAATGCAAAACTTGCGCCTTTATGCTGGTTATATTTTGCGCGAAACTTAGACATCTTCAACTTTTTTTCCTCGCCTAAATACCCGCTAATCTCACTCACAATCATCGCTACCACTTCGTCTAGCGCGGGGTTAGTGGGTTCGCTTTTTTGAATGGCTACATCTGAGAGTATTGACTCCACTTCGTTTAAATCTACCTTACTCACTGTCTTACTCCAGTCATACGTTTAGCGTTAATCGTTCGGGCTTAAGCGTACACCTAAGCCCCATCCAAAATTCATGCAAAATCAGAACGGAATGTCGTCATCAAAGCCTTCCGCCTGGGGATGACCTTGAGGGTTTGGTTGCCTTGCAGATGGGTCGTGGTTCTGCTTCTGGTTTTGCGTATTGCTTTGTCCATCGCTTGCGCTAGTCAGCACCACATCATTAACAAACAGCTTGTTATCAAAGTATGTCTTGCCGTTATACTCGCGCTTATCGGTTCGGTGTTCGCCGTATATGGTGACTTGCTTTCCTTTGGTTAGGTATTGACCCAGTGATTCGGCACGTTTACCCCATAAAGAACACTTGTAATATTCTGTGTGCTGCTTGTCTCCAAACCCTTGATTATTCGCCACATCAAAGCCGCATACAGCCTTGCCATCACTTGTGAAGCGTGTCTCAGCGTCTTTGGTTAGGTTGCCTGTTATTACTAATAAATTCATGCTGCTTTCTCCGTTCGTTTAAGTTGTTCTAGCTCTAGCATTAACATTTCAGCTTCATCGCAAAGCTCCATTAGAATCCACCTAGCGCGCTCTATTAGCTCGAAAGTGTCCGCCGTAATAGGGCTTTCTTCATTGATGTAACTAAGCTCTCTAGCTACTGCTCTTTCATTCAAATATCGGTCTTTCATAATCCCACCATCCTCTTGTAAATTGCTCTGGTTGCTTCAACATCACGAGCGCAATACTCCGCAATCTCGTCTATTTTTCCTGCGTTGTAATACTCGTAAACTTGGCTTCCATTCATGCCGGACTTAGGCGTTGGCACTCCAAACGCTAGACATAAGTTATCAAGGCTGTATTTGTCTCGACTACCACATGCAAACATCGTCATGGTGTCATCAATCGGCATATCCCAGGGCTTGCCGCCATGCCTAAACAATGGCTTCATTCCGTTAATCATCATTCGCTGAGATAGAAAAGGCGCATCAAATCCGAGTATGTTGTGACCGACTAACGTATTGGTGCAATACTCCTGGTCTTGAGTTTTAACCCTGCAAGCCACATTCCGAAACGCTTGCAAAATATCGGCTTCCGTTCCCGCTCGCATAACCTTTACTGGCTCGTCATCAATAGCAAAGCCAATCATTAAGACTTGACCAAATAACCCGCTTAAGCCTGTTTTATGTACCGCCTCTGGCTTATGTGCTTCGATGTACGCCTCGATCTTTTCAGGGTCTTTGTAGTTCCCTGGTGCGCTAAGTTTACTCACTACGCGCTCTATTATTTCGGGGCGCTCAGTCGGGATAGTTTCAATGTCTAGATAAATCATGCCGCTTTCTCCGATTCAAAACGCTTAGAAAATTCAACGCCTTTGGCTCTGATAGCGTCTGCTAGTTCAACCTCATTCCATCCATTGAAATACTTAACGGCCTCAGTCGTTAGAATCCTCAGCATTTCGATGTTTTGCGATTTATCCATCGCATGAACATTCAAATCAAACTGCTCTTTGTGTGGCTTTCTAGGTTCTGCAAATCGCACAGGATCAGGTTCTTGGTTCTTTTCAGCCGATGGAATATCCTCACCAGCATAGATGTAGCTACCTAATCCAAACATGCTTATGGCTTTAGCGAAACACCGCATTCTTGCGTTATTGATATGAAACGCATCGGGATTAGGTATCGCGTTATTAGTGTTGTTCATCACAGGCAACAACATTGTTCTGCTTATGCTGTGATCACCTTTTTTAAGCGTAACCTTTACGCCTACAGTCATGGTTTGATCTAGCTCATAAGTGGGCTTTAACCATTTATAATTAGATTCAGGGTAGTTATCCATTAGTGTCTGCCAAGCCCAAACCCAAGACAGGTACGTTAGGCGACCCTTCTTTTTGGTGTGTTCGTTCACATTGATTGCGCTCAATGTTTCCCATGATTCTTTTGCGAAACTGCTCATTGTCTAACCTCATTTGTTCGATAAGCTGTTTTAGTTCTTCGGATAGCTTCTTACACCTATCCCACTGGTCTTTGTCTGGATTCATACAGCGCCAAAGAGCATCAAAGCCAAGCCAAGCGCAAGTCCGGCTAATATGTCCGAGCCGTTTACCCTTAACCATCGATTGATGTAGAAAAGCTGAGACTCTAGGCTGTACTTAGTTCTGAGTTTCAGGCTCATTTGTTTTTTCTTAGTGAATGTCATCGTGTGTTACTCCAAGTAATGTTGCGGTTAATCGGTTCTGCCTTGCGTATCTATTAGCCCTAACTAAAGGTCTAACTGCCTCGCCATGCGCTGATTCGTTTGCTATCTTCAATGATCGAAAAACAGGCACTTTGTCGGCTAAATGATCGCTTTCGATGTACCAATTGCGACCCTCAAAGTTGCGGTAAAAGTCGTCTTGTAATTGTTCGTGGTTCATTTGATCGCCTCACAATCTTCCGTTAGCTTCTCTGCCCAAAAATCAAAACGCTCCGCAAAGTTTGCGCGGTAATTACCTGTCAGCCGTTCGATAATCATTGCCTTTAGATTCAGAGCCGCACTTTCTGGCGACTCACCTATCAGGCATACAATGTCGTCACGACTAGAGTCTGCTAATGATTCACCTATACGCTTTAGATTCTCGCGGTGGGCGTTGTATCTATCCTCTGCCGCATCGTTCTCAGCGATTAGCTCTAGAAACTCGTTTCCTTCTTTTATGCTGTTTTGTGCTCTATTCATAATCTCACCTGGTTGGTGTATTGCTTTGATGGGTGTATTTAAACACAATGTTTATCTAAAGTAAACAACAATATAAACAAATGTTTATTTATTTTCAGTGGGCATAAAAAAACCGCCCGAAGGCGGCTTGGTGAAGCGGGGCGGTTTAGCGTTGTACGGCGGTTACAATGCTGTGACGTTATTTCTATCTATTGGAGTAATGGCGCATCCGGTCAAAAGCGCAAGCGCCAGGGCGGTTATTGATTTATACATTGCTATCCTCTAAAGGTTTCCTGACCCACTACGATTAACAACTCGGCCTATTACCTTGAATGTCTCATTATCGGAATACTCGGAGTCGTACTTAAATCGAGGGTCTGATTGATTGTCTGATTGTGCAATAACTACATTGCCTTTTATGCTTAACCGCTTAACGATTACAACACCATCAACAACGAAGGCGTAGACGTTACCGTTCACTATCTGGTTCTGTTTGAGGTCTATTAGAACGTCATCACCATCAAATAACGTGGGGTGCATTGAATCACCATCAATGTCTAATACAACAAGATCGGTAGACTTGGCTTTGCTCTTTCTAATCCAGTCAGCTCTAAATGCTATCGGCTTGTCTGCCATGACTAAGCCGTTGTTGTCGCTGCCAAATCCTGCTGACGCGAGAACGTCTAATTTGCGAACCATTACAAAATCCCCCTCAGGTAAGTCTAACGGAACGTCATAGGCTAACACAGGGCGAAATTGAGACAAATGCCTGTTATCTCCATTTAATGTTTTTTTTTCTGTGACTAGATTTAGCTCGCCCCGCTCTAAAGCATCACGATCTAAACCCAAAACCTCTGCAAGTTTCGTAACCTCTTTTGCTGGTATTCCTCTAACCCTCCAATTATTTATGTTCTGTGGTGACGTTCCGATTTTATCGGCAAGCCAGTTATTTTTCTTCTTCAGTTGAGCCAATCGCTCCTGGACGATTTCAAATATTGTTTTCATAGCCTTATTTTATTTTGATACTGCTTCGATAGTAATAAACAAAACGAGTTTATTTGATAAACATTCGCTTGCATTAAATAAACAATACGTTTATGCTTCACGCATGAATGATGAAATTAAACAGATTGAGCTTCACGGCTCAACCCAAGTAGCCAAGAGAATGTCTGAGAGGACAGGCTCTAAATTCTACCCTCAGTTAATCCAACACTGGAAAAATCGCGGCGTTCCGTACAAATGGAAAGATGCTTTTTGCGCAGAGTTTGGAATAACAAAACAACCGAACCACAACTCCTAGTGATGTTTGCCCCCAATGCCTAAACGCGGCGGTGGCTTTTTTTACCGAGGATAAATTATGTACCAAGACATTAAAGCAATTAAAAGCGTAGCGGTCAGAACAGTAATAGACGAATACACAGCCGAAGCTATGAACGAGGTCGTAAGCCTTTGTCATACACAGGTGAGCGCATTTGTGCGTAGTGCTATCGAACATGAGATTGCTAATTTTCATGCAGCTAAGTCTATCGGGCGTGGTGACAAACAGCCAGACCTATTAAGCGTTCACAAAGTAGCGTGATTGGTCTTTTTTTTAACCAAAAAGTGTCTAACTTTTTACCAACTAGGGGAATATCAATGACTAATTTAAAGGCGGTGTATCACTGATGAATTTTTACCCTCACCACATTAGCGACTTTAACAACGCAACACGACATTTAACACGTGTTGAACGGAGCGTGTACAGAGATGCAATAGAACTGTACTACGACACCGAATCTGTACTAACAGACGACATTGATCGCTTGCAGAAAAAACTTTTATGCCGTTCTGATGAAGAAAAACAGGCACTAATTGACGTTTTAGACGAGTTTTTTGACTTGCATGGTGATGGTTATTTTCACGAGCGATGCGACCATGAACTATCCAAATACCGCGCAAACATTAACGCGAAGGCGAAAGCCGGCATTGCAAGTGCTAAGGCTCGCAAACATAAAGCAGCAGAGCGCAAACAGAATTCAACACGTGTTAAATCTAGTTTAACAGCCGTACATAACCAAGAACCAATAACCAATAACCAAGAAGAGAGAGGGCAAAAGCGAAAAAGCCGCTTTATGCCACCCTCGCTAGATGACGTGAATGCTTATTGTCTTGAGCGTAGTAACAAAATAGACGCAGAGACTTTTCTCAATTTCTATAAGTCTAGCGACTGGATGCGCGGCAATACAAAAATAAAAGACTGGAAGTCTTTGGTTAGAACGTGGGAAAGCCGAGACAGAAAAAACCAAGACATTAGTAAACTCAGCGATGACCAGCTCATAACTCAGGCTGAGAAGCTAGGCATACACACTCAAGGCATGTATCGCAATAACTTGATTTCAGCGATTGAGGCGAAGCAATGATTGAGAACCAACCACCTCAAAGCGAAGATGCAGAACAGTCCGTGTTAGGCGCGATGTTGATCGAGTCGCGTTGCATTGATGACGTTGCCGATATTTTGCTACAGGCTGATTTCTACCGAAAAGAACACCGAGAGATTTACAAGACAATTATTGACTTGAGCGCGGAGGGTTCAGCCGTTGATGTGGTGACAGTTTCGGATGTTATCGGTGATTTGGCTTATCTCAGTTCGTTAGCTAAGAACACACCTTCGACCCATAACGCGAAGTCATACGCCAGGATAGTACGCAAAAACGCAAAGCTCAGATCAATCATTGAGATATGCGGCGATGCGATAAGTGAGGCGTTTGGTGATAACTCACCGGACTACGTTGCCAATAATCTTGGCAACAAGCTAGACGCGATCGAATCAGTGAATGACAACACAGCGCAAGGAATGAAGGAAATAGCGCGGTTGGCTGTGAATGAGTTAGAGGCTAGACACCAAGCGAAAACAGACTTAATCGGATTCTCTACAGGTTTGGCGGATGTTGATAGAGCCACAGGCGGACTAACAGGTGGTTCTCTGGTTGTTATCGGTGGTCGGCCCGCAATGGGTAAGACTTGCTTTGCGCTAAATATCGTAGACCGAAAACTGGCTGATGGTGGTGTCGGGATCATGTTCAGTATGGAAATGGGCAAGACAGAGGTATTTAACCGACAGTGGGCGGCTAAGTCTGGAATCAGTCTCAAGAAAATACGCCAGCCCAAAACTCTAGCAGATGACGAATGGCATAGATTAACGCCAGCTAGTTCGATTCTAGCCGATTACAAGCTATTGATTGATGACCAAAGCGGCTTACACCTTAACCAGATTAGATCAAGGGCTAGAGCCTACAAGCGCAAACAAGGCGGATTGGATTTCATAATTGTTGATTACCTAACGCTAATGAATTTAGGCGAAGGCGACAACCGAGTAAATCAGATAGGCGAAGTCACGAAGGGGCTTAAAAACCTGGCGCGGGATTTAGATATTACCGTGATTCTACTTTCACAGCTCAATCGAAGTTTAGAGAGCAGACCAAATAAACGGCCAGTTATGTCAGACCTTCGAGATTCAGGCTCAATCGAGCAAGACGCTGACGTAATCGCATTTTTATACAGGGATGAAGAATATAAGCCAGACACCGAGCAGAAGGGTATTGCAGAGGTGAATTTTGCCAAACAACGCAATGCGGCTACGGCTGTAGTTCGTTTGGTTTTCAAGGGTGAGCTACAAAGATTTAGTGATATGGCTTATCCACAATTTAACGGAGGTCAGTAATGTTAGTAACAACGAGACAAGCTAGAAACACACTAAGAGCCAAAGGCTTTAATCCAAAGCTGGTTAATTGTTTGAACGGTGAGCTTTTAGAGGTGAACCTAAGCAATTTTGTCCTTTTGTATGACCCAATGAATAAGCGGTGGCGCAAGCGTAACGAGCCTTCACTTTGGGTTAAGTGCAAGACAGTTCCAGGCTTTCTTAATCAAGCGAAGAAGTTTTTGGTTAAAAAGAAAAAGGTGAGAGCTAAGAGAATTATTAAGCCAACAGAAAGCCAACAGGCATACATGGACAGCCTTTGCAGTCAATTAAACATTGATTACGTTAATTGTAATACAAAGTCTGAGGCCATAGCTGTAATTGACGAGCTTGTTAAGCGTAAGAAAAACAAAGCAGAGATTAGATCAATCGACTCAAACCCAAATGCTCCAAGAAAGTATAAGGGGCTTTCTATTCAGTTCAACAGGTATGAATTTGATCGTCTTGGGGAGGCTGTAGCGGCTTCTGGGATGGGTGTTAATGAGTTTGTTAGGGATGCGTTATTTGAGGCTGAGTTGAAGATGCAGACTAAGCTAGAAAACAGCAACCCTTACGACCCTAATGAACCTAGAACGCAGCTAGTTGACGGCAAGACCAGTTCGTTTAAAACAATCGGATTACAGTTCAACCGTTACGAATGGTGGGAGCTAGAGCAAGCCGTAAAGAAGTCTAAACGCACGACTAACTCAATAATAAGAGAGGGTTTAATTAAGGAAGTCGAGGCGGTTAGTGTTGATGATTTACGCCAGCGAGAAAAGGCGCGGGGGGGCAAATAATGTTCACATACACACAAAGTTCAAAATTATTGAACACGCCAAACCTTGAAGATGTAGTCCAAATGTTCTTAACCGGAGAGCCTGATTTCAGAAACAGCGATGGCACTAAGCGCATGGAGAAGGCAGGAAAGCAAACAATTAAGATTCCGGCAGGAGTAATCGAGCGCATAGCTATCGGCTACAAGCGAGCAAACGGATACGGCAAGGCATACGCTCAAGAGCAAGCCGACAAGCTAACGGCGCAAGGCACGAAGATTTCGCAGGGTACTTTGCTTAAACGGATTCACGACTTTAATAAGGGCAAGACTTACAGGGGTTTCTTATGATCGGATTAATTATTTTATGGATAGTCTGCGTTTTATTCGTCATCTATCAAGTGGCGGCTGGATTTGGCTGTAAGTGGGTCGATCAAGTGGAATTTAGAATTAAGCAGATATTCGGAGGCTGGAAATGATTGGAATAGGACTATTTTGCGTATGGCTTGCGGCTATTTACTTCGCGTCAGAGGTAGGAGCGTTTGACTTATGAAACATCACAGAGCTAAAGCGCCGTTTGAATCCGTACTTAATGCGCGGCGGTGGTACGACAATTCATGCTTAGGTTATACGGAATTAACAAGGCTAATTAACGAATTGAGCGAGCCTAAGCTAATCAACCAGGATTGGGATAAGCCTCGGCCAGAGATTGTTAAGCGTTCGACTATGGTCGGATGGATAAACGAGTTGAGGGGTTACGCATGAACCGCGAAGAAACGATTACATCCAAGATGATGGAATATGCCGACCTAGTTTGCAGGCTGAGTAACGAGATTGATGAGTTATTAGGGGTAGAAGATGAATAATCAGCAAATAAGGCTAAGTGAGCTTACAGGCCAGCTAAACGAAATTATGGCGGCTGAGACTCACCAGACAGAGACAGCAAACCAAGAGCGCGAAAGGTTGACAGCTAGAAAGGCTGAGGTTCAGAGAGAAATTAACGCTCTAGAGAAACAGCGACAAGAGCATCATAAGGCAAAACAACAAGCGTTGCTGGATAGGCTCGAATGTCCGAACGGAGGCTGTCCAGATGATTGATTTAACTTTTATCATAATTTTGGGCATGGCTGGGGCAATGGCTTTGCATGTTGCGTTTAGCTTTCTTCGTCATAACGCAGACTTAACCGGACTAATCGGTTCGGGGTTTGGGCTGATATGCGCCGCAAGTACGATTTATTGCGCGTGGTTGATTTATGGGGGTGGGATGTGAGTCAAATTCACGAGATAGCCAGCGAGGCTTTAACCTACCTAGCTCAGACAGACGAAGATTGCGCTAAGGCTAAGGCGCACATGAAAGGCTTGGAGTACAAGATTAAACGAGTTTTAGCACAGCAGACTTTACAGGCTACAGCTAAGACAGCAGGGGAGCGTAAATGCGTGGCAGAAGCAAGCGAGGCATATCAAGCGATTACTGAGGGTTATGAATCGGCTGTGTTGGACTATGAATTATTAGCGACTAAACGAGCAACACAATTAGCGCGATTTGAATGGGCGAGAAGCATGAACGCGAACAAGCGGCAGGGCGGGGGTAATCTGTGAAGCGTGACGCACTAGACGCAGCATTCAGCGAGGCAGTAAGAGAGCGCGATAACTGGACTTGTCAGAATTGCGGGATTATCGACACTAACGCTCAAATGGGCGGTAGACCATCGGTTATGGATTGCTCACACATCATAAGCCGTAAGTACGTTAGCACTAGGACATATCCAGACAACGCTTTATGTATTTGCAGGGGGTGTCACAGAAAGCTAGGCGATAACCCACCGGCACACGCAAAACTCGCTAAAAGCGTATTGGGTGAGACTCGTTATCAATGGCTAACGGAACGACACGCAAACAACATGATTAAGTACACAAAGGCAGATAAGCGCGAAATGTCGAAACATTATCGAGATGAGGTTAAGCGAATGCGAAAGGAACGATCTAATGGTTTTGATGGTTTTATTGACTTAGTGGCGTGGGATTGATTATGGGTAAGACAATCAAGGCAGAGATACAGCCTGATGTCATTGTTAAGGGTCGGGCAAGGTTTGATTTAGCAGACGCATCGCTAAAACAATGGGCGAGGGATTATCAAGACTGCAAAAAGGATATAGAACGCTTAACAGGTGCGCCATACTCACCGCCATCTAAAAGGTCTGGCTTCGTATCAAGTGATGAAGCGAACAATTATCGTAGCCAGATTATTAACGGCATGAGTCCATATAATCGGATGTTCTTACAATGCCACTACCTTGAGCGGGATGGGTACATAGGCAGGCTGTATGAAAGCATAAGACAGGGCATTAACGAGGGCAGGGGTGACTATTCAATGCGCGTTAAAGGTCTTTACTTCGAGAGACTAGGCACAACAAGAGCAACGTATTACCGCGATTTAAAGGATGCTCAAGATGAATTTATTGCCAGAGGTGGAATTTAATTGAAAAAACTTGCAAAGAATACTTGATTGTGTCTTGCGACTACTGTATGCTTATACAGGTAAGGGTTGAGTAATGCGCCCAAAGAAACAATAAGCCTCACTCATTAATTTGGGTGGGGCTTTTTTTATTCCATATCGGGATACAGAATAAACCCGCCACAACATCACTCAATAGGGGCTGGAAAAGCTACCACTTTACGATATTGGGCGGGTAATTTACACAGGGCTTATAATTGATTGTAAAAAATGCCGACGTAGACAGCTTAATACCTTACGTTAATAACGCAAAAGTACACAGCGATAAGCAAGTCGGAATGATTGCCGCATCAATTAAGGAGTTTGGCTTTAATAACCCCATACTGGTTGATGGAGAAAGGGGCGTTATGGCGGGTCATGGTCGGTTGCTGGCTGCAAAAAAGCTAGGGATGGCCGAAGTACCCACTATTGAGTTGTCTCACCTTACAACCGCACAGAGAAAGGCATACATCCTGGCAGACAATAGGCTTGGAGAAGTCCATACTGAGTGGGATATGGAGCTAGTCAATAACGAGCTTCAGTTCTTAAACGAGTTAGATTTTGATGTTGAATTAACGGGCTTCGAATTGCCTGAAGTCATCGAGGACGGATTAACTGACGAGGACGCAGTACCAGACTTGCCAGAGACACCAATAACAAAGCCTGGTGACGTCTGGATATTGGGTAATCATAGATTGATGTGCGGCGACTCTACCAGCATTGCCGATGTTGATAAGTTGATGGATGGCGTTTACCCTGATTTAATACATACAGATCCTCCGTATGGAATGAGCGCCGTTTCAAAGTCAGGCGTTCTGTCTGCGAATTATGGCTCTGACATAATGGGTGATGATAGCGCTGATGTGGCTAAGGATGCTTTCGGGCTGATTTATGGTCTCTTTCCCAAATCTAAGCATATTTGGTGGGGGGCAAACTATTACTGTAGCGTTCTTCCAGACAGCGAGTGTTGGTTGGTTTGGGATAAAAACAACGGCCAGAGCGATCAAACTGACTGCGAGCTGGCTTGGGCTAATTTTAGAAGCGTTGTTAGGCAATTCACGCAGGCCAGTGAAAAAATAAACAGAGTACATCCTACTCAGAAGCCTGTTGGCTTAATGGAGTGGATTATTAAGCGGTTTAGCTTAACGTCGGACACTATCGCTGATTATTTTGGTGGTTCAGGGTCTACGTTAATTGCGGCAGAAAAAAACGGGATCAAGTCTTTTGTTATGGAGTTCGACCCTAAGTTTTGCGATGTTATTATCAATCGGTGGCAGGAATTCACAGGCAAGAAAGCTATGCTAGAAACTGGTGATTATTACGATGACCTTGCAGCATAAACTAACAGACAAGCAAGAGCGTTTTGTATCTGAGTACCTTATTGATTTAAACGCTACTCAGGCGGCTATCAGGGCGGGTTACAGCAAAAAGACAGCGCAGCAACAAGGCTCTGAAAACTTGTCAAAACCTGTTATCTCAGAAGCGATAGCAAAAGCCAAAAATGAGGCAGCTAAACGCAACGAGACAACGGTTGATATGATCGACAAGATGCATAAAGCTGCTTATTCCGTAGCGCAAAAGAGCAGACAGCCGAGCGCAATGACGCAATCGGCTCAGAACCTGGCAAAGTTGCATGGATTGATAACGGATAAGCAAGATATAAACCTAACGCCTCCTAAAATCGAGTACATAGTGCCGCATGCGTCTTGAGCCTACCGTTCCACAACATAGCTTTATAACATCAAAGGCTAGATACCCGTTAATGCTTGCGGGGTATGGAGCTGGCAAGACTGAGGCATTAATTAATCGGCGGTTAATACAGGCGTTCCAGTACCCTAAGAACGACTTTGCTTTTTATGAGCCTACATACGATCTGATAAGACAGATTGCGTATCCTAGATTTGAAGAGAAGCTAGAAGAGTTAAGGATTCCGTATAAGCTGATTAAGTCACCGACTAATGAGTTACACATAGCGGGATGCGGTCGAATAATATTTCGATCAATGGACACACCCTCTAGGATTATCGGTTATGAGGTTGCAGATTCAGACGTAGATGAGCTAGACACTCTAAGCCGTGACGATGCGGCGGAGGTTTGGCGCAGGGTCTTAGCTAGAAACAGGCAGAAGAAGTTTGATGGTTCGCCTAACACTATTGGGGTAGCTACAACGCCGGAAGGCTTTAGATTTGTCTACGAAGCGTGGGAAAAAGAGCCGAGACCAGGGTATGAGATTATACGAGCGCCCACCTCTAGCAATTTAAAGAACCTTCCTAGCGGCTACATAGAATCATTGCGGGATATGTACCCGCCGAATCTGTTAGACGCTTATCTTGATGGAAAGTTTGTTAATTTAACGAGTGGAACGGTTTACACAAGTTTTAACCGTGTTGATTGCGGCAGTTCAGAGTCGATACAGCCTAACGAGCCTTTATACATCGGAATGGATTTTAACGTGGGCAACATGTCTAGCGTAACCCATGTGATGCGCGATGGAATGCCACATGCGGTGGCTGAAATATCGCAGGGCTACGATACGCCACAAGTAGGTCAGATTATCAAGCAGCAGTACAAAGATGCGGGTCACGCTATTTACGTCTATCCAGACTCTAGCGGTGGCAGTCGAAGCACAAAAGACGCATCAATCACGGATATACAAATATTGAGGCAATTCGGATTCACGGTAAGGGCTAAGGGCAAGAACCCGCCCATAAAAGACCGTGTTAACGCAATGAATGCGGCGTTTGTTAGGGGTTACAAAGTGAATACGGCTTTATGCCCTGAATACACACGAAGCCTAGAACAGCAAGCATACGACAAAAACGGAATGCCGGATAAAACACAAGGGCTAGACCATCACAACGATGCTGGCGGCTACTTTATTAATTATGAGATGCCTATCGTGAGGCCAGTCATACAGAGCCATGCGGTGGCAAGCGGTTATTGATGAATAAAAAACACCACAGCAAAGAACGGCATGAGCGCCTAACCTCGATTAAAAAGGTTCGGGATTTTATCGCGGGTCAAGCCGTTGTTCACAAGGCGGGTGAATGTTATTTGCCTAAAACTGCTGGAATGAAGTCTCGCGGTTCGGTTGGTGTGGATCATTACAACGCGTACAAGCTACGCGCTCGTGTTCTGAGCTTAGTTCAATTCACAGAGAATGGCGTGATCGGTTTAGCGTTCAAGAACGCGCCAGAGGTAGACGTACCGTTTGATGTGGTAACGATTAACGGCAGAACGGCTGAAAAGTTAGCGCGTGATATTTTGCGCGAGGTCTTAGAGGCTGGTGACGTTGTTTTGGTTGTCGATGCGCCTGTCGGTGGTGGCGACCCTTACATCGTGGAGTATAAAGCAGAAAACTTTATTAATTACGCCGTATCTGATTCTGATGATTCAAAGATAACGGCGGCTATGTTTAGTGAATCGTACTTTGACGAAGATGATACCTACCAGGAAGAACCAATAGAGAGATACAGAGAGTATCGGCTTATTGATGGAAAGCCGCACGTTCGCGTTTTAGATGAGGACGAAAACCAAATAGGCGAAGAAGTGGTATTACCTTTTGATTATCTGCCTGTATTTATTGCGGGTAGCGTAGACAACCACCCTAGCGCCGACCCTATACCATTATTACCTGTAGCTGATGCAGCAGAGGCTATATATCAGGTGAGCGCGGATTATCGCCAGTTCTTGCATAACTACGGACAGAAAACACCCTATGCGACAGGCGTTAGACCTGAAGAGGTGACAGCCATTCTAGCGGGTGGTTTTGGTGTTGGCGCGTTCCTAACGGCTGAGAATGAATCGGCTAAGTTTGGCGAGATTGGCGGCACTGAGGGGAGCGAAGAGGCTTTCAGAAAGGCGATACAAGATGAGCTTTTAATAGCTGAACAGTACGCGGTCACTATTAGTCAAAAGGGTGACGGTGTTGAATCTGCGGAGTCTGTCCGAATGAGGGCAACGGCAAAACAGGCAACAATAGTCACTATTTTAAATTCAATTTCTGCGGCAATTACTTCGGCTGTTGAGTGTATGGCGCAATGGTCTGGTAGGGGTGGCGAGGTAACGGTTCAGTTATCAACCGATTTTACCTTTACTGAGGCGAGCGACAGGCTGTTGACGGCGTTAAATGCTGCGGTGGCATCTCAAGTACTGCCTGTGTCCGTTCCTCGTGAGTATGCGCGGCGTTCAGGTCTTACAGACAAGACAGACGAAGAGATGGATGCGGAGATTGTAGATAGACCTTTTTAAGCGGTAGCGGAGCTACTAAAACATAAATGCTCGGAGAGTAATAATGCCTATTGATTTTACAAGTTTTAAAAGACCGGACACGATTCCACAAGAAGCTTTAGAAAGCCCGGAATTAATTAGATTCATCAATGAGTCGATTGATCGACAAGTTGAAGCAACCGCAAGCACAGCGCGAGATCAGGCTGAGAAAGCGGTAAGAGATAAAGCCATAGCAGACCAAAAGGTAGAGGATCTGCGGAAGCGTTTAGATGACGCTCAAACAGGCGGAAGCGGTAATGATGCTATTGATAAGTTGAAGGCTCAACTGTCGAAGGCAAAAGAAGAGGCCGCACAAGAATACAAAGCACAATTAGATTCAATCAAATCTGATAACGACAGCTTAAAGGCTAAGTTAGACGAAACAGAGTTATCTAATTACATGCGAACACAGATACAGGAATACAACGCAAAATACCCGCAGCTTAAAGCGGTGGATGGTGCGGAAAAGTATTTAGTAGAAGAAGGAAAGAGAGCATTTAAAAAGACTGAAAGCGGCGAGTTTCGCGCCTTTGATGGTGATAAGCCATTAACTAGCGCAAGCGGTTTTATGACTGGGGTAGAGTTTTTGTCTAACCTCCGTGATAACCCAAGTACTCGTATTTTCTTCGGTCAAACACAAGGTAGCGGAGCTACTGGAAGCGGGGCAAGCGGAGCTGGTAGCAAGATAATTTCAAGATCAGATTTTGAGAAACTTAATCCAAATGAGCGAATGAGTAAAGTCAAATCTGGCGTAACTATACAAGATAACTAAAGGGTATTAAAAAATGGCAAATGTATTAACCGATTTAGCTGCTGATATTTACATCGCGGCTGACAACGTAGGGCGTGAAGCTGTAGGTTTCATTCCATCCGTAACAATTAACCGAGGCACTGAGTCTGCTGCTGTGGGCCAAACTGTGCGCTCACACTTCACGCGACAAGTTGCGGCTGGTGACTTGACTCCATCTATGACTGTTCCAGAGGGTACAGATCAGACAGTGGATAACAAGACCATGACGCTTACTAAGCAACGCGGCGTAGCTATCCCCTGGACTGGTGAAGATGTTAAATTTGCTGGCGGTGGTGCTGGTTATGAGACTATCTATGGTGATCAAATTGCTCAGGCAATGCGTACCATCACAAACGAGATCGAGACAGACCTAGCGACAGAGGCTTATACTAACGCTTCACGCGCTTTCGGTACTGCGGGTACTACTCCCTTCGGTTCTAACTTTAACGACATTGCAGAGCTTCGCCAGATTATCTTTGATAACGGTCAGCCTGTAAATGATGGGCGTTTGTCGCTGGTTGTTAACTCACTAGCCGGAACGAACCTTCGTCAGCTTGCACAGCTACAAAAAGCAAATGAAAGTGCTGATAGTTCGCTATTGCGTCAAGGCGCTTTATTGGATTTGCAGGGATTTATGCTTAAAGAGTCTGCACAAGTTCAAAGCCACACTAAAGGAACGGCCACAGGTCTTGATGCTGCTGGCGGCGAGCCTGTTGGTGAATCTTCTATCGTGCTAGATGGCGGCGATGGTGGAACTTTGCTTTCTGGTGATGTTGTGACTTTCGCTGGCGATACTAACAAGTATGTTGTTAACACTGGTTTCACCGCTGCGGGTGGTACTGCTGTTATTGGTACGCCTGGACTACAGGCGGCTCTAGCTGATACTGTCGAAATGACTATTGGTAACGACTTCACGGCTAACGTGGGTCTACACCAGTCTGCAATCGAGCTTGCTATGCGAGCGCCTGCGAAACCTTTTGGTGGCGATGCGGCTCAGGACGTTATGATCGTTCAAGACCCGCATTCGGGTTTGACGTTCGAGATCAGCGTTTATAAGGGCTTCAACAAAGCAATGATTTATGTTGCGGCTGTTTGGGGTTATAAAGCGTGGAGACCTGACGCAATCGCTCTATTATTGGGCTAATAACTACCGCGCCCCTGAGATAATATCAAAGGGGCGTTTTTATTATGACTAAGAAAACAAAGAAGAAAGTAAGCAAGAAGGTTGTCGCTGATACAGTGGCAGTTACTCGCAACGGCGACACGGTTAATGTAAAACCTGAAAAGCTAGAGAGCTTTCTAGCGGCTGGCTGGTTGCGTGGTTGAAGTTGATAAGCTAGAGGATTTGATAGGTAGACACCAGTTAAATTCTCACAGGTTCGGGAGCTATGTAAAGAACCGAATTAATAAATTACTAGAAAGGTCTGACGCTAGGTTAACGGCGCAGATCAGCGAATTGCTCGATGGTCTAACGGCTAAAGAGGTGGAGTTACTTGTTTCGGGTAACTACACAACAAAAAGACTTATTGCGCTAAGGGATAGCTTAAACGAGCTACAGGCGGCGATAAATACATCGGTTCTAAATGTTTTAGACTCGGACGGTAGAGACTACGCAGGATATGAAGTAAGGCGTGGGGCGCAAGTTGCGTATGCTTCGGGTGTTGACGACATAGGCACTAAGATTAGCACTTCTCAGGCTTATGCGGCGGCAATGGCTAGACCTATGCAGGGGCGTTTTATCCGTGATTATGTCCGTGATATTTCGGCAAATCATAAGAAAGAGATAAGGGCTGCGATTACTGAGGGTTATGTTTTAGGCGAGAATCTACAGACGATAATGTCTAGGATTAAAGGCACTACCGCAGCCAAACGCTCTGATGGTTTGCTGTATAAGCGTAACGGAATGATTGAACGGTTGATAGTTAGAAACTCGCTCACTCACATTTCAGCCGTTGCACAGATGGAAGCGTTCAAACAATTAGAAGTTGACGAGTATTACTTAAGCACTGTCTTTGATGGGCGCACCTCTAAGATTTGCGCGAGCTTGAACAGTAGCGGTGTCAAGTATTACAAGGTTGGCTCTGGTTTATTGCCTCCACTACATCCCGGCGGGTGTCGCACTATTGCGCTACCTAAGCCGATGGGTAAGAGCAGCATAGAAAAGCCCTTCATCGCTGACACACGGCCTCTGAGCAAGATTCCAAAGGCGGATAGGGCGGATGTAATAGGCAAGACTAAAGCGACAAGCTTTGAGGGCTTCTTAAAACGTCAAGACGCTGGCTTTCAGCGAGAGTGGCTAGGCGAGGCGCGGTATAAGCTCTGGAAGGAGGGGATACCACTAAGCGGCTTTGCAGACCCTAGAAAGGGGCTTGTGTATAACCTAGCTGAGTTAGAGGCTAAGAATAAAACGGCGTTCACGGCGGCGGGGCTTTAGTTTATACTGTCTTAATGGGCGGATTGAAACTAATAGAAGGAGGCGACAAACCTCGCGTTAAGGACACGCAGGGGCGCGAGCGTATCCAATGCCCTGAATGCGGCAACAGAGCCTTCAATGAGGTTATATTAAATCCTAGCAGGGGTAAAAGCCTAGACTGGGATAAACGGACAGGGGTTAGGCGGCTGCAATGCGCCAATTCCAAATGTAAAAAGATCGTGACTTAAAAAGCGATTAAATGAAATTCAAGAGACTGCTTCGGCGGTCTTTTTTTATGGGTGATAGAGAATGGCTTTAGTAATCGAATTAGGCGCACCGACCACAGGGGCTAATACCTATGTAACGGTTGCGGAGTTTGACACCTATTTGACCGACAGGGGTTATACGGTAACGGCTGACAAAGAGCCTTTGCTTATCAAGACGTTTGATTTTATGCAGACGTTGGACTGGTTAGAGGATAACTCGTTTTATCGAAACTCTTTTGGGTGGTTCGACCCTCGCATTAAGTACGCATACACAATCTATCCGGCGCATAAGAACGGACAGTGTGAGATAGCGTACAGAATGAGTTTAGGTGTTGACCCAGGCGCAGAGCCAGACCAATTAGTGAAGCGTGAGAAAGTTGACGTTTTAGAGACTGAATACTTTGGCGGTAACTCTAAAGGCTCGGCTATTAGTTTACTTCTATCAATGCCAATCGCTTACGGAATACTCAAAGATCATTTAGTAACTAGCCCTTATTTACAACGCGCATGAATGAGAGAGAGATAGCCTCTGCGACTAGACTAATTGCGGCAAAAGGTCGTGACATATCCCTAGTTTCTCTAACGCCTTCAGGCGATGCGTGGAATCCAACAAACAGCGAATCATCACAGACAGTTAAGGCGGTGCAAACTGGCTTTACTAATGCGGAAGTTTCAAGCGGTTTAGTTGAATTAACAGATGTTAAATACTTAGTTGATGCGGTAGTAGAACCTACTACATCAATGCGGATAGTTGATGATTCTAAGACGTATTCGATTAAAGCAGTTATGGCGGTTAAGCCCGGTGAGAGTGTCATTTTATACAAGGTGATAGCAGGTGGCTAATTTAAACGCATTGATTAAAAAATATAAGGGTAAGCATTCGGCTATTCATAAGGGCGCTTGTCTTGAGCTAAACACTCGAATCACTGAGTCTACGCCAGTTGACACAGGCAGAGCGCGTCAATCGTGGTCTCCTCAAGGGTCACTAAGAATAGGCGAACCTTATCAATTCTCTAGCGGGTTGTCTTACATCAGGCCACTAGAGTACGGTCATTCACAGCAAGCGCCCACTGGAATGTTGAGAATAAATATTCGTAATTGGGGCGACATTGTGCGGGGTCAGGTATGAGCTTTGTTGCGGCGAATGATGCGTTAAATACCGCAATAGCGGCGCTTGGTTATCCAGTGGCGTGGCCTAACGTGGTTTTCAATCCTACCGTTAACCATCTGCGCGTTAATGTCTTAGGGTCGCGTTCAGAGCTTCACACATTCGGACTAGATCGAATCCCTGCAACGCTACAAATTGATTGTGTAGTTAAAGAGGGCGATGGAGCTAATGTGGCGGCGGCAATGGCTGACGTAATACAGGCGGCGTTTAGTCGCGGCGATACGTTCACAGAGGCGGGTACTACGGTTCGAGTAGATAGAGAGCCTTATACAAGCACAGGGATAATTTCAAACGGCTGGTACTCGTTACCAGTTTCAATACCTATTGAGAGGTACAAATGAGCAACAAAGTAAAGATTTATAAGGGCGATTTAGTAAACGCTATTTATCCGTGTGAGCTAGATGGTTATAAAAAGAACGGATGGAGTGACAAACCTGTCGCGCCAGAAGTAAAGCAAGACGCAGAGGTCGGCGACCCGGCAGAAGCGAAACACATTAAACCAGAAACAAAATTTAAACGAGGCAAATAATGGCTACTAATATTTTATCGGGCGCAATCTTTAGCGTAAGTGCTGGCACACCAGCAACACAAGACGAAGCGGGTTATGAGGCTTTGACTTTCACGGCCCTAACATCGGCTGAAATTATGGATTTTTCAGGGTGGGATGATTCATGGGAGACTCGCACTGATGATTCTTATTCTACATCACCTGTGGGCTCTAAGAAGATTCGTAAGGCTTTCGGTGATGTTACTTTAACGCTGAAATACGACAAAACAAACACGGCTTTCTACGGAATTATAAACACAGCTTACGATTCGCAAACTGATTTGTTAGCGTGTAAGTTCTTGTCGTCTAACGCTGTGGACAATATCTTTTTTCAAGCTACGGTTATCAAGGCGAACATTAAGGGCGGTTCTGGTTCTGATGAAGAAACTTTCGAGCTAGTTCTAGCGCCACAAACTGAAACTGTTGCAGGAACTGAGTAATGGCTGACTTAAGTAACTTAAAAGTTATTGAAGAGTCGCAAGCTTTAGAGCTTCTTGATCCATATACGGATGAGAAGCTTCTAAACGATGAAGGAAAGCCGATGGTCATTTATTTATTCGGTGGCGAAACAAAGCTTTCTAAGTCGGTAGAGCTTGAACTATCTCGCGGCGACAAGGCGGGTAAGAAAATCAGTGATGTGGAAATGGAGCGCAGACTCTATAAAAAGCTTGCTCGATTAACTGACCGCTTTGATGGTGTGCAGATGAACGGCGAAATGCTGGTTAATGATTTTGACACAGCGTTTAACCTTTACAAAGACTACCCATTTCTAGCGGTTCAAGCGGCCCAATTCATATCTGACCGTACCCATTTTTTGGGAAACTCGCAAAAGACCTCGCAAGCTATCTCGCAGTTAGCATCTGGCTAGCGGCAATCCCTGAGGGGGGTAATGAGCCAAGAAGTTCAAAGTATAAATTAGATACGCCTGATGTTTCAGAGGGTGAGTATTTATTGAAAGCCTTAAACGAAATTGGCTTGTTTACCTCTAGCGGTGGGCAGTTTGTAGGTCATACGTTCCAAGAATTGAGGGCGTATCAAGAGGCTATGGGTATCGCCTTCGATCCCTGGGAGTCCAACACTTTAACTATGTTGTCGCGCACTGCGGCTCACTGGACAAATGTGTCCAGACGAAAAGACGCACCAAATCCGCTAGGCAACACAGCCGAGGAAATGGAAGCGAAAATCAAACGTATAGATGATCTGATATTTAAAAAATGAGCGACATTGCACAACTTGGTTATAGGGTAGACACTAGCGGTCTAGTCAAAGGTGAAAAAGCCCTAAACCGTATGGGTGCGGCTGGCGATAAGGCAGAAAAAGGCTCGAAGCGACTCTATGCTAGTTTCTCAAAGTTAGCTGTACCTGTAGCTGCGCTTAGTGCGGCCATTGGTGGCGCAATACTACCATTCGCTAAGTATCAAACTGCGTTAGCTGAAGTTAATACACTTCTAGGCGCAGATCAGAATATCAATGATTATTCTAAATCTATCCGTGAATTATCCAAGCAATTCGGCACTGATCAGAGCGCACAGGCTAAGGCTTTTTACAATGTAATCTCGGCGGGTGCGTCTAGCGCGGCTGAGGCGACCAGCATAATGGCTTCGGCTAATAAGCTGGCGTTAGGCGGCGTGACTGACATTGCAACGGCCTCGGATGGTTTAACTAGCGTATTGAATGCGTACAGCTTAGACGCATCCGAGGCTGGCAAGGTTTCGGACATTCTTTTCGCCACAATGAAAAGCGGCAAGACTACCGTAGGCGAATTGTCTGGATCACTTGGTAAAGTTGCCCCCATAGCCTCACAGGTGGGCGTAGGGCTAGACGAATTAAACGCTGCAATAGCGACCATTACTAAGGGCGGTGTCTCGACTGTAGAGGCTGTCACTCAAGTAAAGGCGGCGCTATCAAATGTATTAAAACCCTCCAAAGAAGCGGCAGACCTAGCCGCAGATTTAGGCATTAACTTTTCAGTAGCCGGACTAAAGGCGCAAGGCTTCTCAGGCTTCATTCAAGAGGTAGCAACCAAGACAGGCGGAAGCGAGGAGCAGCTAGCCAAGCTATTCGGGAGTATTGAGGCTGTCCAGGCGATCATGCCTCTAGCGGGTGCTAAAGCTGGCGACTTTGCCAACATCCTAGATCTAGTTAAAAACAGCGCGGGGTCTACCGATGAAGCTGTCGCTATTATGTCTGACACCCTCACGGTTAAGTTCAACAAAGCAATGGCAAGCCTTAAAGATATGGCTTTGACTATTGGCGATGCGCTTAGCCCTGCAATAACCTTCCTTGTCGATTCCTTTCAATTTCTTTTAGATGTTCTATCCCCTGTTGTCACCGTTCTAGGTACAGCACTCAAGGGCATTCAACTCTTAGCCGTTGGCGCGTTTGACCTTTCTGTTGCTTTTGCTGACAGCCTTATTGGTTCAGTTGTTGGCTTCTTTGACGTTCTAACTAATAACGCAGTTTCTGACGCTATTGGATGGTTTAAAGACTTAGCGGGGGTTGTAGGCAACGAATTAAGTTTCGCCTTTAATAACTCTAGGCTGGTTGGCATCGCAATGGTTCGCGGTGTGCTTGTCTCTATCGAAAAACTAAAGTATGGCTTTGGCGTATCTGCGGCATTTATAAAAATGTCCTTTGTTAAATCAATTGACGTTATTCGCAAGCACTTCGCGGGTCTTTTCGAGTCAATAGCTAAAGGGCTGAGGTTCGCTGGCTTTGATGATATGGCTGACGGTCTTGATGGCGTTATAAAGAACATCAAGGGCGCTCAAACGGCTACCCAAACTTACAACGCAAAAATCAAGGCATTAAAAGCCACTAAAGACAATGCGATAAAATCAATCATCACTATTACTGATGAAATGGCAGAGTTTGAGATTGCAACCAAGCAAACAACAAAAGCTACAGTTGAGCAGGGGGAGTCTTCAGACGACACGATTGTATCGCAGCTTAAATTAGTAGAAGCAACCAAGCTCACATGGGAAGAGTACAAAAAGAGCAAGGGCGTTATTGATGGGGTTATTGAAAAAAACGATGACCTAGTTAAAAGCAACAACATCGTTTCTGACGCATGGGAAGATGCAAACCGTAAGATTTTCGACTCGATGCAAACCTTCTTTCGTGATGGTTTGGATGGATGGGATAACTTCGGCGATTCGGTCAAAGACATAGTTAAGGACATGATCGCGTCTATTCTCGCGCAGATCACGCAATTATTAGTGTCTAACGCTTTCAAAAAAATGATTAGTTTTCTGACAGGAGGCAACAAGTTTGGAGGCACTGGTTTATTCGATGGCATAGGCGAGCTATTTGGCGGCAAGTCTGGCGGCGGTGGCTCAGGTGGTGGCGGTTTAGGTTCAATCACAAGTCTTGCAGGCGGCATTAAGTCAGCCACTAGCGCAATCGGCGGATGGTTAGGGATGGGTAGCGCGGCAGTCGGCGCGGTAAATGTTGCGGGTTCTGCGGCGGTGGCTTCGTCTATGGCGGCATCGGCAAGCATGGCGGCATCAATGACAAGCTTGGGGGCTGGAGCGGCGGGTGCTGGCTCTGCTGGAACGGTTGCTTTCGGCGGTCATTTGGGCGGTGGAGGGATAAGTTCGGCTATTGGTGCGATTCCTGGTTGGGGATGGGCGGCATTAGCGGCGGCTGCTGTGTTGGCTATTGGAAGCGGCGCAAGAACACCACAAGAGCTAGGCGAAGATCAGCTTCAGGCGGTTGATGACGCGACTAAGGCGGGGCGCAATACTCAGGTGCAACTAGGATCGGTTGGCGGTGTAGCTACCAGCTTTCTAGGCGGCTTTGATGAAAACTCTACATTTTTTGGTGTCGATTTACTCAAAGACGAATTACAAAAAGTTGGTGACGTTCTAAAGAATAAGTTTGGTTTTGACCAAGCTCTAGCACTTAAGGATGGAGTCATTAGATTGGAAGATTTCAGCCGTGAATTTAGCGAAAACAACGAGGAGATAGTCGCAGAGGTTCAAGCCTCTATCCTTATCGCTAAACACGCCTTTGATGATGCTGAGTTAGCTAAGGTTAAATCTTTGGGTAAGTCTGTTGTCGCAATGGATCGGCTCTATGATCAATCTGCGGATAGCGGTAAATCTGCGGCTGACAGGCTTAAAGAGGCGTACATGGGCGCGTTTGGTGCGTCTGAGGATGCGGCTACAACTGCCCTAGCTAATATGGGGCTAGAGACTGAGCGACTTGCTCAAATATTCGACTCATCAAGCAACGAGATACTAGCCACATTAACAGGCGTGGCTACTGATGGCTTAGGGCTATTCGGTCAAAGTATCTCTGAGATGGGCGATCAAGCACAAACAACGCTAACTTCAATCGAAGATAGGATTAACGGCGTATCTGTAGCGGCTCAGAATAGCGCGGGTCAGGTTGTTAATGCCTACGATGGGGCTTATGACAGAGTGCAAGGATTAGATGACGCTTTCTCAAGAAGGCTACTCCAAAAATTAGACCAGATCACGGATAACTCTAGTGTTACTCGTGGTAACAGCCAGCCACTAGCGGGTATTTAGATGACGGCTCAAACTATCCTGGCAAGTAATCGCGCAGTTACGATTGTCTTAGAGGTTCGCACAGATAACACAAAGGTTTTGCCGGCATCTTATTCTGATTGGGTGGGCGGCCCGTCTATGCTTGCTTATCCTCTAGGCGTGACGGTTGAGGATAATAGTTTGTTGTATTTATCGACTGGCGCGGTTGCGGGGTTAGCTTATAACGAAGTTGTCTTTAGCGACTTTTTTGTTGAGCGTTCACTAGCTGCACCTTTCACAGGTGGCGGTGGTTTGTCCATTAACGGATTGCCTAATGCTCCAAGTTTTGCGGGTTTAGACATATTTGTCGCTGGTGATGATTTAGAGCTTTATGCAAGAGACTGGGAAAATAAACCGTTTACGCTTTATGTAGGCTATGAGGGTGATGATTGGGCTAATTTCGAAGTCTACATCACAGGCAAGACTATCGGACACTCATTGATTAACGATGGGATTCAAGTTGATTTAAGCCTTAATCCTACTGGTACAGACAAGCTATTTCCTGTTAGCCGTTTTGATGATGGAAGGGTTAAGCCTTACATCTTTGGCGCGGTTAAGAACATAAAACCGATCAAGGTTAATCCAGACAATGATGATGGTTTGTGGATGTTTCACAATGGAACGGTAGCCACTACAGACACTGAGATTTCTAAAGCACCATTCGCGCTTTTCAGCCCGAAAGATGACTACGGTTATGGGGTTATTGCCTATCAGGGATTAAACGGTTTTACTGACGCAACAAATGATTTTCCTGCTGACTACATAGATGGCGATGCCAAAATTAAGACGCTGAGTAATTATATAGAGATAACAGTGCCAGACCAAGTTACTTCAGGGTTTACCGACTCGGCGGCGATATTTTTTTCTAGCGGATCACTAACTAGCGCACCTTCGGGTAGGTTTATTTGGGAGATAGATGTCGAGCTAGACCCTACTAGCACCATTGATAATTGGGAATCGGCTTTTTCAAACAAGCAAAGGTTTTCTAAAACCATAACCACTATGAGGGGGGTCAGTCTAGTATCTGGGGAAATATTCGGCGGGGGTATTTACTGCGCTAAAGCGGCAGACGGATCGGAAAACAGCGAAACCATAATTGTTAGGGTTTATGAGTTGAGAATAATCCCAACGCCTGCAGCGTCAGATATTCGGGTATTTAATCCATCTTCAGGGAGGTTTTTAACAACTCCCACTTTCAGAATACCAGACGTTACATTATTGACGCAATCTCTGCCTAACTTCATCGCTGTCTATGATGATAATGGGTTGCTAAAAACAGCAAACGACAACACCGACTTTGTGATTAACGCCATTGGAGACACGACAAATAATGATTTAGTCGCAGCTTGTCAGTATATCTCAACACAGGCTAACGGCACTGATTCGCCTGTCACGTCTAGCATAACATCGCCCACAGTTGGGATCTATTGCGATAAGGCTAAACCAATTGTGCGGTGGGGGCGTGAGTGGTGCGACTCTACGGACG